CCTCGGTCCAGGTCGCCCCGGTCACCGTCGTCAGCCAGGCCCCGGCGCTGTCGCGGATCTCGACCTGCCCCGGCTGGAACAGCAGCAGGTAGCGCTCGTCGGCGTCGAACTCGAACGCCGCCAGCCGCGACGGATGGTCGACCCGCCCGACCAGCCAGGTGCCCGGCCGGCGGGTCGCCGCGCCCGAGGCGTGCAAGGCGACGTTGAGCAGCGACGACGCCCCGTTGGCGTAGGCCTTGACGTCGACCCGCATCGCCATCTCCGGGCTGAGCTCCCCGGCGGCGAAGTTGGTCAGCGCCTGGCGCAGCAGCGGGCGGGAGCGGGCCTTGGCCTTGGCCATCGGCTAGCGCCAGTACCAGTCGACGTGCTCCGGCCCGACGCCCCAGCCGCGCCGGCGGCCCGCCACCAGCCGGCCGCGGCCGAGGGTGCGGCTGGTGTGCGCCGCCGCGTCGAGATGCCGGGCCCGGGCCAGCGCCACCGCCGCCTGGCCCTCCAGGCTGACGGCCATGTCCTGCTGCGCGCCGATGCTCAGCGCCAGCTGCCCGGCCAGCCGCAGCTGCACGACCATCGCGAAGTAGGCGGGCCAGACCGCCTCGGCCACCCGGAAGGTGCCGTCGGCGACCAGCTCGGTCGTCGCGTCGGCCTCGCACAGGATCGTCTCGCCGTAGCGCTGGTAGCTGATCGGCCGGTCGTCGGCGGTCACCGTGTGCAGGTCGAGCAGGTCGGGCGGCAGCTGGTAGGCCGCCGCCCAGCGCGCCTCGGGCGGGTCGGCGAGGCGGGCCAGCTCGACCTGCCCGGCGGCGAACCGCCAGCGGTGCGCGGTCAGCAGGTCGGCCACGCACGGCTCGTACAAATGGCTGCAGGCCACCGCCTCGGCGCTGCCCTCCTCGAGCGAGGCGATCGGCTCCGCCCCGATCAGGACCAGGGCGGCCGAGCAGACGTCCAAGGCGGTGCGCATGCCGGCCCCCTTACGTGGCGGTGATGCCCTCGGTGCCGCTGGTCGTCACCGTCGTCGCGAAGGTGGCGGAGGTGACGAAGATCAGGTCGACCTTCGGCGTGCCGCCGGTCTCGCCGATGACAATGATCACGTCGTACTGGTGCAGCGTGTCCGAGTAGTTGTTGAAGTAGCCGGAGCCGGTGACGGTCGCGATCGCGTCCGTCGTCTTGTAGATGTACAAGGCCGGGTCGGCGCCGGCGACCTTGTAGATGCCTGCCGCGGAGAATGCCATGTCCTCGCTCCCTAGCGCTCAGGCCTCGTAGGCCTGGACCTCGTAGATCGCCGTCGGGTCGATCAGCACCGAGCCCATCGACATGTAGCTCGTGATCAGGTTGCTGACCTTCTCCGGCACGTAGTTGATCTCGGTCCGCACGTCCGCCCCGATCGCGTGCCCGACCGCCAAGGAGTGGTAGGCGAAGGTCTTGCGGATGTTGCCGGTCTTGGGCAGGCCGCTGTGCTGCAGGAAGGTGAACGACATCCAGTTCTTGGCCACCGCCCCGCCCTTGAACGGCAGGTCGCTGTCGCCGACGTAGTCGGCGCTGGCGAAGGCGGTCTGCTGCAGCAGGTCGATCCACTGGGTCGGGCCGATCTGCCAGTAGCGCCGGCCGTCGTCGGGCACGTCGTTGTCGCCGAAGGTGCGGAACACCGTCTCGATCTTGCTGCGCGAGGCGGCGGTGGCCAGGCCGACGGTGCCGCCCTCGGTCAGGGTCAGCGTCGCCCCGTCCATCGCGGTCAGGATGATGTCGTCGGTCTTGCGGCCGAGCGCCGCCGCGCCGGCCTGGGCCAGCAGCTGCCGCTCCTCGATGTTGATCTTCAGCTCGTCGAGCCGGTCGACGAAGTCGGCGGCATAGTAATCGCTGAGCGTCGCCTCAACATAGGAGTGGTCGACGCTCATCAGCGGCACGTTGCCGTGGCGGTTTTTTTGCCCGGCCGTGCCCTTGCTGAACTTCTGGAACCTTACGCTGTCGCCGGTGATGTTGGTCTTGGTCCGCACCGTCCCGCGCAGCTTCGAGCCCATGCGCTGGAAGGCGACGTGAACCTCGGACTCAAATTGCTTGATAAACGCGTCACTGATGTCGAGAGCCATGAGAGGCACCCATTACTGTGAGGTGGAAAACCGGAAGCAGTCGGTTCTCCGCGTCACCGTGAGGGTGCGAGTTCTCCCCGGGCGGGGGCTCTCCTACGGACAGCGGGCCTTAGCGGCTTCTTGTCATAACCCCGGCGGCAGCACAACCGCCGACAGCCGTTTGCTGAACAGCATCCCGGCGGGCGCGTAGCCGCACTTCCTGTAGAACCGGCCGACCAGCTCGGGGTTGATGCCCGTCGTGATGCCCATGCGGATCTCCGGCGCCCCCCGGGCGATCGCCCAGCCCTCGCCGAAGCGCAGCAGCCGCGCCGCCGCGCTCGATCCCCGCCAGGCCGGGTCGACGTAGAGCGCCACGTCCCCGCAGAGCTTGCGCCGGGAGAACAGATGCTCCTCGACCCAGAGCATGACGAACCCGACCAGGGCCTCGCCCTCCCCGGCCACCGCCACCAGCCAGTCCTCGTGGCGCAGGGCCAGCTCGCTCAGCCGGCGGACCTTGTCGACGTCGACCGGCGCCTCGCGGTAGACCGGGCTCTCCTCGACCAGCTGCAGCACCAGCAGCAGGATCGCCTCCCAGTCCCGGGCCTGGTACTGGCGCACGATCATGCCGGCTGCCCCCACAGCTGCCGGTAGGCGATCGACCCGGCCCAGCTCCCGCCCTCGCCGAGCGGGCTGGTCTCCCTGGTCAGCAGGTAGCACTCGTGGTCGAGATGCGCCGCGTTGAGGGCGATGAAGCTGAACATCGCCCGCATCGCCCCGGCGGCGTCGGGCGAGGGCGGGAAGTCCTTGCCGCCGGCCAGGCGCTGCACCGTCCACTCGGTCAGCGCCAGCTTCTTGCCGTGGGCGACGGCGAAGTCGAGCGCGTCCTGCAGCCCGTCGAGCTTGCCGCCCTTGGTCCGTTTCGCCGCCGGGCCGGTGCCGTCCAGCTCCATCCGCCACATGGCCGGGCTGGCCCAGCTCAGGTCCTTCTCGTGCGCCGACCTGCCGATCGTGTCGACCCAGCAATTGCCGGGGTAGGTGTCCTCCAGCCGCCAGGTGTCGGCGGCGATCGTGCTGCCGGCGATCCGGTAGCTGAAGCGCAGCCGGTCGCCGCGGGCCGGGTCGGCCTGCAGCATGCCCTCGCGGATCGCGTCGACCACCAGCCGCCAGTAGGTCTTGAAGCTGCGGTGGTCCGGGCCGCAGCTCCACGGGAACCAGTGCCCGGAATGCTCCCAGCCCAGGTCGAGGGTCAGCGTGCCGGGGTCGCGGTTCTTGACCAGCAGCCAGCCGGCCAGGCGGTGGCCGAACAGCCGCCAGGCCAGCATCGCCTCCGCCCGGTCGCGCGCCGGGTCGATCAGCCGCGCCCAGACCTCGGGGTTGCCCCAGCTGCCGTCGACCCGCCGGGCGTTGGACAGCGCCACCGGCAGCAGCGGCACGCACCAGACCAAAGGCGTGTCGACGCTGCACAGCTCGGCCGCCCGCTGCAGGTTGTAGCTACCGGCCTTGGTCAGCAGCGCCTCCTTGCGGTCCGGCTGGTCGAGCGGCCCGCCGGCCAGCCCGGCCCAGTCCTGGCAGTGCCGCTCGTAGGCGGTCCAGCAGGCGACCGCGCCGACCCCGCGGTTGCGCCACGCGGCGAAGGCGGTCAGCTGGTCGGAGGCGTTGCCGAGCCCGCTGCGCCAGGGCAGCCGGCTGATCGGGCAGGTGAACGGCGCCGGCTGGGCCGCCTGGTAGGCCTGCAGCGCCGCGTCGATCTCCAGCGCGGCGACCCGCATCGATTCCGCGAACAGGCCCATCGCCTGGGCGTACTTGGCCAGGTTGGCCTCGACCACCTCGAGCCGGGCCGTGAGCGCGGGCAGGGGCGGCTGGACGTTCGGGTCGGCTGGCTGGGTCAACGGCGGGCGTGGCCGTTGCGGGCGGCCTGCTTCTCGAACCACTGCTCGACCCGCTTGACCACCTGCGGGTCGCGGTTGTTCGGGTTCCAGTAGGCGTCGGACTGCATCAGGCGCTCGATCTCGGCCTGCTGCTCCTCGGGCGAGGGCAGCGCCACGGCGAGGCGGGTGTCGCGCAGGCCCGAGCCGGCCTGCATCAGCCGCTCCATCGCCTGCACCCCGGCGGCGGTGCTGCACAGCCGCTCGATCGCCGCCAGCTCCTGCGGCTCGCTGAAATTGGCGTAGACCCAGGCGCCGAGGGCCCGGGTCCGCACCTCGGCGTTCTCGCCCAGCTTGGCCCGCTCCTCCTCCAGGTTCGGCTGGGTGGCCTGCAGGTACTGCCGGATCCCGGTCTCGAAGCCCGCCTGGTCGAGCCCCTGCTGGTAGGCGTGCTCGCGCCACCACTGGGTCAGCGGGTGCTGCGCCAGCTCGTCGGGCGGGATGCCCAGGGTCTCGGGCACGGCGTAGGCGTCGGCCTTCTCCGGCCGCCGGGCCAGCCGCTCCTGCTCGAGCTTGGCCCGCAACGCCTCCTCCTTGCCCAGGCTGTAGCGCTCCAGCTCGGCGTAGGACTTGGCGAGCGCGTCGACGTCGGGCGTGCCGTCGGGGCGGAGGAACTTGGCCGGGATCGCGGGGGCTGGGGGCTGCCCCGGCTGGGCCTTCAGGCCAGGCTCCTGGGCGTGCGCCCCTTCCCCCCCCGGGGGCTGGGGGGGTGGGGCGCCCGTCGGCTCGGGGGCCGGGGCCTGGCCGTCCGCCTCGGCCGCCGCCTCGGGCGTGGGCAGGAGGCTCATCGGCGGGGCCGCCTCAGCCGCCGCAGCCGCTCGGACGAGAGCCAGCCGCGGACCCACATCTCCAGCAGCAGCCGGAGCCAGGCTTTCGCGATCATGACGGGTGCCGTCTCCTCAATCTCGTCTCGATGATCCCGACCAGGGCGCGCATCCCCTCGCGGTGGCGCAGCTCGGCGTCGGTGACGTTCGGCCCGGCGACCATCTCGATGGTGATGCTGCGCAAATAGGCCAGCGCCTGGCGGCCGTGCTCGCCGGCGAACGCCGCCTGCACCACCCGGTCGAGCCGCTCCTCCTCGGCCGGCAGGCGGACGATCCCGTCAGGCCCCAGCCGGCGGGAGGGCGGCCGCGGCGGCTGCTCCGGCACCTGCACCTTGCTCCTGCTGCTGCTGCATCATCTGCCCGGCCTGCTGCGCCATCCGCTTCAGCTCCTGCTCGGAGCGGACCAGGCGCAAGGGCACGTTGAACCGCTCGGCCAGGTAGGGCGCGATCGCCTCGGGCTTGGTGAACGCCATCGCCGCCTGCGGCCCGAAGCGGACCGCGAACATCTCCAGCAGCCGGTCGAGCGCGGTGATGTCCTGGAACGCCTGCGCCTGGGCCAGGGGCGAGGTCGCGCGCAGCTTGACCTGGCGGCCGTTGATCAGCGGCAGCTGGACCAGCCCGCGCCGCTTCAGGATGTGGACCGAACGCTGTACGACGCCGGTGGCGAGCTCGATGAATAGACGACCAAACGCTGCGCCGATGGCACGAGCGAGGTCCGCCTGTCTCTCCGATACCTCGGTGGCCGACATCGGGGTCTTGTCGGGCCGGCCGAGCTGGTCGTTGTAGAGGCCGCGCTTGATGTTGTCGCGCATGTCCTGCAGCACCAGCTGCGCCACATCGAAAGAACCAGCAGGGGCCAGAGGCTTGAGACCGCCAGAGCCCGGAGAAACGGGCACGATCGTGCCGGGGATGAGCCGCACGTTGTCCGCGTTGAGGATGCCGTCATCTTCCGCCGTCCAGATGCCCGCCACCGCCATGTCGGCGTTCTCGAGGATCAGCTGCACGGTCAGGTTGCAGGTCCGCACCGCCGGCATGACGTTGAGCAGCGGCCCGCGGCCCCAGACCTCGCCCGCCGCCTTGGCCCAGCGGAACGGCACGTAGGGGCAGCTGCCCTGGCCGCTCAGCTCGCGCTCGAGCAGCAGCGCCTTGTGCTCCGGGACCAGCACCACGTAGCGCCAGCGCTCGGCGTTCGGCCGGTCGTACAGCCGGTAGCAGCCCTCGACCACCACCACCTGGCGCGGCCGCTCGTGCGCCTGCCGGCGGACGATCTCCTCCGGCACCACCGCCCCGGGGTAGGCGACCTCCAGCCGGTCGGCGCGCAGGTGCCGCTCGCGGAAGATCGTGTCGACCCGGTCGTCCGGGCCGGTGTCGAGGTAGAGCTGCGGCAGCGGGATCGCCGAGAACACCAGCGGGTTCTGCGCGTCGCCCTCGTCGACCCGCAGGCAGGCGGTGCCGAGCGCCAGGTCGAGCAGCGCCTCGTGGATCTCCTGCGCGAAATTGCTGCTCTGGATGGTGTCGAACAGGAACTGGTTGACGCCCTCCAGCGCCGCCAGGACCTCGGCCCGCTCCTCGGCCGGCACGTCGCCGCCCGGCTCCAATTCCGCCCAGCGGGCGTTGCTCGGGACGATCCCGGCCTGCAGGCGGGACGCAAGCTCCTGCACCGCCACGACCGCAGTCTCGTCAAAGATGCGCGAAGTCCTGTCCACACCAGGATTGCGGTCGTAGAACGACGTCTTGGACGGCAGGCCGTAGAGATAGCAGTCGTCGTAGACGCTCTCCCACGGCTGGCGGGCCTCGCGGGCCAGGTGCCAGCGCTCGAGCGCGTCCTTCAGCGTGCCGTCGTCGGCGGGCGTCGCCGGGACCAGGGCCAGGCTGGCGAGACCGGGCAGGAGGCTAGCCAAGCAGCGACCTCCCGCCGAAGCCCTCGCCGCCCTTGCGCCCGCTGAGCAGCGAGCGCCGGCCGCTCAGCCCGGCGAGCTGGGCGATCTGCTCGTCCAGCGCCAGCTGCTTCTCCCGGGTCAGCTGCGCCTCGGCGGCCTGCTTGGCGGCGAGACGGGCGGCCTCGGCCTCGGCGGCGGCGGCCTTCTCGGCGGCCGTCGGCTTGGGAGGCTTGGGCGGCTTGGGCTTGCTTCCGCACATGGTCGATCCCTGTGCACGAAAGCAACGGCGACCGCAAGGAAAAGCCCCGGAGGACCATCCCCCGGGGCTGGCATGCGGGGACGAATCTAGGCCGAGCCGGCCGCCGGGGGAAGCTTCTCGCGCAGCATCGTCGCCGCCCGCTCGGTCAGCTGGTAGCGGTAGGGGTCGTCCATCGAGCCGACCCCGGCGACCCGCTGCAGCAGGCCCTTGCGGTGCAGGGTGCTGACGGTGCTGGCGGCGCCCTTGCCGCTGGCCCCCCGCTCGGCCGCCAGCCGCGCCACGTCCGGGGCGCAGAACGGCTGGCTCATCCCGGCGCACAGCATCAGCGTGCGCAGCTCGCAGGAGTTGTCGCGAACGTCCATGGTCGGCTGCCCGACCCGCGGCCGCCCCGACCGGCGGACGAGCCGGCCGTTGCCGCCGGCGCGCAGCTCGGCCGCACGTTGCTGGTGCTGCTCCTCGAGCAGGCGCAGCTTGTCGAGCAGCGGCTGGGCCTCCGCCACCGGCAGCACCGCGATCAGGTCGTCGTACCGCAGCAGCAGGTCGCCGGTGACGGTCGTCACCAAGATCAGCTTGTACTCCATGCCTGCCTCCTGTCCCGGCGCTCAGCGAAAGCGGAAGCGCGCCTCACGCTCCGGCCGGGCCGGCCTGTCCCGCCGGCTGAACGGGTCGAACGGCACCCGCGCCTGCACCGGCTTGGCGTCGCCCCGCGCCCCGACCACCGTCCGGCCCTCGCCGCCGCCGAGCAGGGCGTACTGCAGCGCGTCCATGACGTGGCTGAAGCGGTTCTTCAGCGGCTGGTCCTCGTGCCGCTCCGCGCCCGAGACCTGAAGTCGGCGATATTGGTAGCCGCCGCCGAAGCCGGCGCAGAGCGTGGCGCACGCCGGGCTGACCACCAGCCCCGGAGCACCGTCGACCAGTCGTGCCAGCGCGCCCTCCACCGCGCCCAGCCGGACAGCCAGGTCGTTGGAGGGGGCCGGGTAGGCCTTGAGCCCGTGCGCCGCCAGGATCTGGTAGGGGGTGCGCTCATCGACCTGCGATCGCTGGTCACCCGCCGGATCCCCGTAGAGGCGGATCAGCCCGTCCGGCCAGCCGGGCAGCAGCTGGGCCAGCTCCCGCTTCAGCAGCGGCGCGAAGCGGGTCATGCCCATGTCCTGGGCGACCAGCTCGGCGAGCACGAACCAGCGCCCGCGGACCAGCTGGCAGACCGCCGCCGCCGGGGTCAGGCCGAAGTCGAGCCCGACGATCACCGGCACCCCCGGGACGGGGGGGAGCGGGGCGCGCGCCCGATGCACCGCCTCGGTCCAGGTCGGGAACACCGGCTTGCCCTCGGCCAGGGTGCCGACCCGGCCCATCACGTAGACGTCGATCCAGCTCTTGGCCTTGCCCTGGATCAGGTTGACGTAATAGTCCGGCGTCAGGTGGCGCAGGTTCTCGCCCGCGGGGTTCGGGACGTAGCCGGTGACCTCGCCGCGGGCGTCCTTCTGCTCCAGCATCGCGCCCGGCTGCGCGAAGAATCGCCAGTTGTGCGGGCGGACCAGCAAACGCGCCTCGCTTGTGGAAAAGTGCTCCGGCACCGGCACCTGGCCCGACATGATCGGCCACCAGTGGTCGGCGTCGGCCGGGTTGGTGTCCATCACCACCCCGAACCAGGACGGGCCGCCGTCCTTCAGCGCCGGGTAGCGGCCGACGCGCATCGTCACCGCGTCGACGATCGACTTGGGGATCTCCCGGGCCTCGTTGATCCAGGCCCCGGTCAGCTCGAGCGACAGCAGCTTGGCGATGTCCTCGGGGCGGTCGAGGGCGAGGAAGATCACCTCGGCGCGGACGTCGCCGCGGGCGATCTCGTGCCGGTAGGGCGGCGGGTTCCAGTAGAACCGGCCCCAGTCCTCGGGCTTGAGCCAGTCCTGCCAGGTCTTGATCGTGGTGGTGCGCAGCTGCGGGTTGGTGTTCCTGATCACCGCCCAGCGCGAGCGGCGCAGCCCGTCCGGCCCGGGCGCCTGCTCCAGCATCAGCGACAGCAGCTTGACCGTGCAGGCCCCGCTCTTGCCGGAGCCGACCGGGCCCTGGATCGCCGAGACGAAGCTGCGGTCCTTGAGGAATTCCAGCAGCACCGGGCCGTCCGGCTTGTAGCGCAGCCCGGCCACGGCTCAGCACGACCCGGCCGGGCGGCGGCCGGCCAGGGGCTCGTCGCGCTCCTCGTCCATCGCCTGCTTGATCGCGCCCAGCCCGATCACCCCGAAATAATGCGCCCAGGAGACCTCGCTCAGCCGCTTCGGCTTGAACTTGGCGACCAGCCTGACGTCGCCGTTGTCCAGCTCCTGGACCACGATCACCGTCGTGCCGACCGGCCTAGCCGGCACCGGACCGCTTCCGCGCCGCCGGCTCGGCCGGGCCGGCCAGCCCGCAACAGGCCTCGGCCAGGCCGCGCAGCAGCGCCACCTTGGCCTCGGCCTCGAGCACCCAATCGCTGGCGACCGAGCCGTCGGCCCGGACCGCGACCCAGGCCAGCGCCACCGACGGGGCGTGCTCGTCCGCCACCATCCCGGCCAGCCGCCAGACCGAATCCTCGAAGGCCGTGCCTTCCTCCTCGGCCTCCGCCACAGGAAACGGGATCACGTTGCCGGCCATGGTTTGGTTCTCCCCCATCCGTTGGTGACCAGCACACCGGGCGCGGTCACCAGAACAGGAGGATATGGCAAACAATCCTCGGCCGAGAAAGCGCCTTGTGCGCCAGTCAGGAAGGGAATCGTTCTTCATGCGTCGAGCGCTAGTCGACGAACCCGGCGGCGCGGCCGTCACGGACCACCGCCGCCGCCACCTCCGGGCCCCAGGCGTCGATTAGGCGGTCACATTCGCGATCGCTCAAATACTCGGCCGGCAGCCAGCGCAGCTGCACCTTGCGGATGATCGCCCGCAGCCGCTGCCGGTCCTCCAGGCTCAGCTTGGTCGAGAACCCGCCCTCGGGCCGGACCTCGCCGATCCAGCCATGCTCTTGCGCGTGCTGGCGAATCCGGGCCGCTTCCTGCTCCATCAGCGCCAGCCGCGCCGCGCGGGGCATCCTCGCCATCGTCCCTCCATCCGGCACTACCCAACGGGCTTCCATACCTCGGTACTGCCAGCGGCACACCGTCGCAACGGGTGCGCCCCGGCCAGGCTTGCGCCTAGGGTCCGGCAAGACGCACAAGCGGGGGCGCTGCGGCATGGTCACCAAGCTCGCCGACGGGCGGGGGCAGATGACGCTGAAGGGCAAGGAGGTCACCGACGGCTGGGAGGCGCTGGTCAAGCAAGCCGCCGCCGACGCCAACCTGTCCGTCGCCGCCTGGATCGTAGCGATCACCAGCCGCGCCGCCGGCCAGCCCACCCAGCAGCAGCAGCTCGGCGGCCGGCTCGACCGGCTGGGCCAGGACCTCGCCGCCCTGGTCGGCCTGGTCGAGCGCGCCGCCGGCGAGCGGCGGGCCCAGCACCAGGAGCTGCTCGACTGCCTGCGCCACCTCGACCGGCAGACCCGCCGCCACCGCTAGCGCGCGCCCCACACCCCGCTTTCGCGGAAGCCCGGCCATCAGCCGCGCCGGGCCCGGTCGAACGCCCGGCACACCGCGGCGACGTGCGCCGGGTTCGGGGTCTGGTCGGCCAGCACCTCCCATTCCTCGAACAGGGCGCCGACGCCCACCGGGTCCGGGTCCGAGCAGCCGTCCTTGATCGCCCGGTTGTCGCAGAGCATCGTCCCCGTCCCCTGCCAGCCGGACAGGCCGGGCACGGTCAGCCGCACCCGGGTGCCGATCGGAACGGTGCGGCAAGGCTGGCTCATGCCCGCTGCTCCCGCGCGCCCCACACCCCCCCTGCCCGGGGGGATCATTCCTCGAGCGCCCAATGCGCCATCACCGCCAGCGTGTAGGCCTGGCGCACCCGCCGCTCGCGCAGCTGCGGCAGCAGCGCCAGCTCGACCTCCTCGAAACGATGCTCCGCCGCCACCCCGTCGCGGCGCTGCCAGCCCCTGGCCCGGCGGATGCCGACCACCTCCCAGCGCTCGCCGGCGCTGCCGCCATGCCGCCCCGGGCCGAGGAACACCAGCACCCGGCCGACCGCGATCTCCTCCAGCGCGAACTGGCTGCGCAGCACCGGCGCGGCCGGCGCGGCAACGGGCAGGCGACGGACGTTCGACATGCGGCGGCGGCCCTCGGCATACGGTGGTGCAGCCAGCCGGATAGCCGCTCGTCGTGGCGGTGTCCAGCGTGGCCGCCTGTCCCCTGCTTCGCCCGCATCAGGACGGCGTCGAGCGCGGCGGTTCCGGCAGCGGCATCCAGTGCGTCGCCACGCGCAGCTCGCAGACGCACCAGCCGGCGTCCTCGTGGTAAGCGGCAACGGCCATGAACGGCGGCAGCTTGCCCTCCACGCCGGGCGGTGGCTCCTGCAGATCCTGGGCATAGACGAGCACGGGCGTGCCGTCGGTCGGCGCGGTTGCGATCGGTCGCCACTCACCCTCGCGCATGGCGTCTCCTCCTCCTGCTTCGCCCGCACGAGACGGACGGTGCGCGGCAACGGGTTGCGGCCGGGGCGGACCTGGGGCGGGGAAAATCCATGCGGGGTGGGTGACGGGGGGCGGCAACGCCGGTTTTCAACCCCCCCCCGGCCCGTTGGCGTCAGCCTTCCGCTGCCCCCCCCGGGGGGTGTGCCTGCTGGAGGGTGGCCGCGCCTCGATCCGCGTCGCCGCTGAGGTCGATGACCACCTTCAGCTCCCCGACCTGCCGCTCGATCCGCTCCGGCGCCCGCAGGCCCAGCCGATCCAGCAGGTCCATCGCTGCCTGGAGCTGGACGTATTCCGAGCGGGCACCACCGACCAGCCGCTGCAGGGCCTGCACCGCCTTGGGCGCGAGATGGCCCAAGGCCTGGGCGGTGCGACGGGTGATCTCGGCGGTGACGACGGGATGGCTCAGCAGCGCCTTGGTGCGGTGGTCGAGCCGTTGGCCGGTGTAGCCGGCGGTGGTGGCGGCGGCGCGGGCATCGCCACCGTTCGATACGTAGGCGTCCACGAAGGCGTCCTGCAGGGCGTTGAGGCGGCCGTTGGGCGTCTCGACCGGCAGCTGGGGCATGGTTGAGCCTTTAGGCCAGGGAACCTCGGGCGGATGGCTGTCGTGGGTGGGTAGAGGAAGGGGTGGCAGGCTCTGTCAAGCTTGTCAACGTAATCCCCCCTGGTTGAGGGGGGGTGCGGGGCGCACGCGTGCCACGGGCCATGGGCTTTCGCCGCGGCCGTGCCCGTCGTCGAGGCTGGTGCGGGCTCGGTTGGAGGAGCGAGCTCGTGCGCGACGGGCGCGCCCGATCTCGCGCTTGTTGCATGACCTCGCCCAGGCACCCGGGCGAGGTGGCTCTCTCTCTCATGTCCGTTCCGGCACCGGATTGTACCCGTCCGACGCGCCTGCGGGCGTCAAGGGCTGCCCGCTCTGGTCGGCCGTCGCCGGTCGGGGATGGCTAGGGTGCTCGCTGCGCTCGCGCTTTGTCGCTGACCCCTCCAACGGCTTTGGGCCTCCCGCGCCGGGCCCGGCTTCGCCGCTGCAGCGAGCGGTCGCACACGCGTGCCTTGGGCTGGCGTCTCCCCCGCTGTGCAACCGCTCGCCGCAGGCCCTGTGACCTCCTCGGCGCGCGGGGGTCGGAACAAGCCGGGTGTCGGAAGCGGACATTTCGTTCGCTTCGTCTACCGAGACTGGAGACGGACATGGTGGGCAGCGTGAACGAGCTGCTGCTGGTCTACGGGCTGGCGCTGGCGGCGTTCGGTTTCATCATCGCGATCGTGGCGCGGAGGGACTGACGATGCGGTTCGACCACACGATCTGGGTGGCGACGGTGCACGGCTGGGAGCCGAGCCGCCGGTACATTGCCTGGCAGATGCTGCTGCTGCGCCAGCACACGCGCGGCTGGAACAACCCCGAGCGGCTGTGGGGCTGAGATGAAGCACCTCCTGAAGCTGGTGCGGCTGTGGAAGCGGCTGCGGCCGCGGCTGAAGCTGCACGACCCGAAGGGGACGCGGTTCGTGATCCTCTACTGGCAGTACCGGGCGCTCTACAGCGTCTTGAAGCTGGCGCTGAAGCTGCAGCTGGGCGTGAAGCAGCTGCGGCAGGAGCTGAGGGACTGAGCCTGCCCGGGGCCGCGCCCCCGTCGCTCCGCTTGGGTGCGGGGGCGCGGACCCCGGGCCAGGAACAGTTCTGGCAAGTGAAGTAGCAGTGAAGCAGTCGTGTGACGACGACTGGACCAAGACTGAAGGAAGTGAACCATGTCTGACAGCAACGAGTACAAGTTCATCGCCGGCAAGGACTTCACCGGCGACGTCAGCCGCAAGCAGCTGGCCCTGGCGCTGCAGACGGTGGCGCTGTGGTTCGACGACACGTCGAGCGTGCGCGGCCGGGACGGCGTGATGCGCCACTCGAACAAGCTCGCCTACCTGCAGAAGCGGGCGTTGAACGGGATCTGCTACACCTTCGCCCGGATGCTGCAGACCAGCGAGGCGACGCTGCTCAAGGCGAAGGCGGACGCCCGCAAGGCGGCCCGCCAGCTGCTGAACGACGAGATCACGCTGGAGATCGCGGAGCGGGCGAACAGCTGGGTCGAGCGGGTCGAGCAGCAGATGCCGGAGATCAAGGCGGCGCTGGAGATCGCGATGGCGGCGCACGCGTTCTACGTCGGCGCGGCCTACGAGCTGCCGACGCTCGAGAACGAGCCGACGGCGACGGTGGTGCGTCCGACGCCGGACCGGCAGAGCCGGAAGGCGCAGCTGCTGGAGGAGATGCGGCGCAAGGGGCTGATCGGCGACGAGGAGGCGCCGACCAACGGCGAGACGACGCGGGAGCACGAGCTGGAGGAGGATGCCGGCCACGAGCCCGAGAAGGTGGTCTTGCCGCCGAAGGGTGTCGTGACGGTGCAGGGCGAGCCGAAGCTGGTGAAGAAGGCTGAGGCGAAGCCGGCGAACGGGTCGGCGGCGTAGCGGAGGCGGAGGCGGGTCGGCGCGAGCCGGCCCGCCTTTGGCCGCAGGGCCAGGTCCTACCGCCCGCACGGGGCTGGTTGTTCTGGGGCCCCAACGGGGCTGGGCCGAGCAAAGAAAGCCCGGCGGTGAGGCCGGGCCAGTCGGAATCAGGGAGGCAAGTTGTGGTTGTGCGCCGAAGGGAGGACGGCGGCAACGTACACGCCCGGCTGGCCGGGCGGTGAGCACGCGGATGCGCGCGGGCGCGGTTCGGCCGCACTCGAGCGTTTCTCGCTCGCATAATCGGCGCGGGTGTGACGACCCGCATGACCATGACTGGACTGGAGAATACCATGCAGGACGAGGATCGTCTGGAGCAGGAACTGTTCCAAATGCAGGCGGATGACTTCGAGGAGGAGGCGGCGGTGCGGCGCGAGGTGGCGCTGCTCGAGGAGATGGTCGAGCGCTACAGCGCGATGGCCCAGCTGGCGCGGAGCCAAGGGCAGACCGGTCCCGAGCTGGACTGGGTGGTGCAGCAGCACGAGCAGCTGCGCGACACGCTGGAGCTGCTGGCGCGCTACGGCGGCAAGGCGCTGTAGCAAGGACGGGGGGAAGGCTCCTCGCTTGGGACCTTCCCCCCTGAGCTGCCTGACCCGGCGGGTTCGGCTCGCCGGGGCTGGACACCGTGGGCAGGGATAGCGCGCGCCCCACGCCCCCGCAAGGGGGGGGATTTTTGTCGCTGCGCGGTTTGGTGGGCTGGGGCCGGCCCCTGGCCCGCCGCATCCTGGCCCGGCCGCGACCAGCAGGGACGGGGCCCGGCCAGGCCCCTCATCCGCCCGAGCAGAGCAGCGGCACGGCTCCCGCCCCGGTGGCTTCGCGCTTCCCACCGGGGCGGCGCGGGCCGTCAGCCCGGCGGGCTGGCCCGGCTCTCCAGCCAGGCGTCGAGATCGGCCCGACGGTAGCCGATCGCGACCTCGGTCAGCCTGACATGGCGTGGCCCGGTTCCGGCCCGGCGCAGGCGGCGGAGGGTCATCAGCGAGATCCCGAGGTAGGTGGCAGCGTCCTTCTCGCGCAGGACGACCGCCTGGCTCAGGCCGGCCGCCGCTGCGGGCTGGTCTTGTGCGCGTTGCGCTCCTTCTTCGACAAGGCCGTCCGGGCGTAGCGCTTGCTGCGGATGTTGGTGATCGTGCCGCGCCGCATCAGGTTCGGCATGAACCCGGCGGTCTCGCCGAGCTTGATGATCGTCTTCAGGGTCGGCAGGTCGGCGAGGCCCGGGTTGAGCATCCGGCTGACGCAGGCCTGGGGCACGCCGGCCCGCCTGGCCCACTCGTTCTGGCTCCAGCCGTGCAGGTCGAGCACGCGCTTGGCCCAGACCACCAGCGTGCAGTAGAGATGCTCCTCGAGCTCGCGGTAGTAGACGTTCGACGGCTGTCGCACCGCGGATGCGTCGTCGTGCATGGTCGCGCCTTTTCTGCTGCCCTGCTCGGCAGTTAGGCCGATGGCCGGGAAAAGGCAACAGCGATGCGCGGGCGAGGCGTGGGGGGATCGTTGCGGAGGCGCACCCTGGGGTGCGGGCATGGCCCTGGCAAGCCCCTGGACGGGCGGGACGATCGGGCGTAGGCGTCTTGGATGCGCGACACGATCCGCATCCGCCCGCTGCCGGATGCCCGGCCCGGCCAGGCCGAGCGGCGCTGGTACGGCGCCCTGGTGGCGCAGCTGACGGCGCGGCGGGCGGCGCTGGGCCTGAGCCAGGCGGCCTTGGAGCACCGGCTCGGGCTGGCCACCGGCCAGGTCGGCAAGTACGAGCAGCTGGCCCGGGTGCCGAACCCGTTCCTGCTGATGTGCTGGTGCCAGGCGCTCGGGCTGGCGCTGGTGGCGCTGCCGGAGGAGGCCTATGCCGCGGTCGGCTGACCCGGACGGCCGGCTGCTCAAGCAGCTGGACACCGCCCGCCGGCGCAAGGCGCTGAAGGCGGCGGGCGAGGCCGACCGACGGGCGGCGAGCAAGTACCACGCGAAGCCGCAGCGGGTCGACGGGCGCTGGTTCGGCTCGGAGGCCGAGGCGCACCGCTACCGCGAGCTGTCGCAGCTGCAGGCCGCGGGGGTGATCGACCGGCTGGAGCTGCAGCCCTCGTTCGACCTGGTGGTCAACGGGGTGCTGGTCGCCCGCTACCGGGCCGACTTCCGCTACGACGTGATCGACGACCGGGGTGCGGTGCTGCGCACGGTGGTCGAGGAGGTCAAGGGGGCGGAGACCGACATGTTCAAGCTGAAGCTGAAGCTGGCCCAGGCCTTGCACCGGGTGGCGATCGTGGTGCTGCCGTCGCGCGAGGTCCGCGCCGGGGCCTGGCACGGCCGGGTGCCGTGAGCCTGCGCCCGGAAAAGGAAGCGGCCCCCGGAGGGGCCGCTGTCGACCAAGACTGGGACTGAAGAACCCCTGGCGGCGGTGTGACGACCGGCCGCCAGCCAAACCCAGAAAGGAGGACCCCACCCACAGAGAGACGAGATCCCTTCAACCTCCACAACACGGGGCAGCGCTGCCCCGAGCAGAAGGAGTCTGCATCCGTTATGTATGCTGCGAAGGTAGAGGGCGGCAAGCCCCATCTGGGTACAAGCGCATCATCGTGCGCTGTCAGGGACAGGCAGCTCATCCCAGATCCGCTTCGATGGGCGATCGAGATGGGCGATCCACTGCGTACGCCACAGCAGAAGCTGCTGCTGATCGAGCTCGCCAGCCGAGCAGACCTTGATCTGCAGTCGGGCGGTGAGCTTGGACGCGTGGTCACCATCTTCGAGCTGGCAAGAAGCACGCTGCTTCCGCCCAAGAGAGTCACCAGGGTCATTGCTGAGCTGGAGAAGCTGGGCCTGCTCGATGTCTGGTACGTGCCCGGCCGTTGCAACGTCTACGTCCTGCGCACCCCTGACTACGAAGAGATCAGGGATGAGCCTTAGCCT